AATTGGAACGTCCTAGCTTTGAATGGCTTACGCTCTTCCTTGGTTGGATACCTACCAAACATATCTTTGTACAGCTCAGAGTGAATGTCTTTGCCAGACGAGATATCATGTATTAGTTGCAAATCTTTAGTAACGTGTGCAAGAGCAACAACCTCAAGCTGGTTAAAGTCAACCTCAACAATGCAACCATCTTTAAACCTTGATGTAAAGATTTGTTTGATTGGGTTATTGCTGATGTTCTGCAAGTTAGGATTAGTTGAAGACAAGCGACCAGTAACAGTTGCTGTGTGATTCAATTTACCATGTATAAAGTCTCCAATGATGTGCTTACTCAAGCCCTGTACATACGTAGAGAGTTGCTTTGATAGCTCACGATACTTCAGCAGTGCATTGATGATTGCAATTGCTCTAGCATCAAACGTATGCTTCAGCATATCGCTAAGCACAGCATCATCTACTGATACCTGCCCTGTCTTTACAGACACTTTGTCAGGGTCTGGTACATAGCGAATGAATGGTTCTATCTTGATTTTCTTTTCAACAAGCTTGTACTTGGTGTTGCCGTTCTTGTAGATGCCAACTTCTTCTTTGACTTTTACTTTCTTAGTACCACCAAAGAAAAACTGTGACCATTGCTTAGGACTGTTGATGTCTTCGATTAGATGGCCTTCAGCTAACTCTTGCAAGTCAAGTTTCACTTCAACATACTTGTTTACAACTTCTACTGTGTACTCATCAAGTTTTGATCTATCAATGTGCAAGCCATTGAATTGCATCTCTGTTGTTGCATGGAGAGCTTCCATCTGAGTTTGAATCAATGTTAGTTGACCTTCTCCAATTGCTTTTGCATACTGCAGCCGAGCAATCTTGACAGTATTAGTAACATCTTGCTCTAGGTAAGGGATCAATTCTGCAGCAGGAATTTTGTCAGAGCCTAGACCTTTCTCAAAGTATTTCTTAATTTTGTCGTCTTTTACTGGCAAGCCATACTGAACAGACAGTTCGTCAAGACTTGACCATTTAGTTTGTTGAGCACTGAGAAGATACTCAGCTAATTGTGTATCCCAGATGCGTCTGCCTTGCAGCTCTTCCTTTAAGAAGATACTTTCTTTGTACAGATACATCAAATCAAATGCTAAGTTGTGTCCACAGACAATAGCTCCTGGAGGCATCTCACAAACGTGAGTTAGAAAAGATTCTTTGTCATACGTTGTGTATGGTCTACGTTCGTCATAGCACAGTCCACATGCTACAACTTCATTGTCTGGGTGCATTGGGTGAGCTAGTCCCACATCATCATTGCCATTGAGAGTAGTCTCAACGTCAATAGCTACAAAGATTGGTATGGTCATGGTTTTCCATACTCCTTTCCATAAAGAATAGCTTGAAACACAACAATTCTGTCCTGTTTATCAAGCACGTTAAGGGTCTTGCATACGTGTGTAGCAAGAACAAATTTATCAAAGAACTCCTTTCTATCTGTGATGATTAAATTAGTTGTTCCATTTCTTAATGAAACAAAAGCACTACCTGCGTAGCTACCTTCATGTGTAAAGCTATGCTCTATGCAATCCCCTACGAGCGTTGATAAATCTTCTGTGTAGACAAGATAGTCTTCATCAGTATCAGTTGGTGCAGGATCACAAGTAACTCTGCTGCCAACTCTTCGAATGTCCTTCATGCTGTCTGTCCACATATTTACCTCACTCGTATCTTGCTCTGATTGGATCAATGGTTACAAGGAACTGACCATGACGATCACATTCCATTTGTTTGCTACCGCCACCTGGGAGTTTGTTCTTAGGAACATTGATGGTGCGGATCATTTCTTCTTCTGGTGACTTTGGTTCTTTGTACTTCCCAATTGTGATAACAACATCCGCCTCACCTGGTTTGTCCGTCTTACTTCCACGGAGAGCATCCATGCCGATAAACGGAGGGTCCTTAAGATCGACAACCGAAGCACTGAGCTGAGAAGCCGCAATGACAGGACCATAATTACGAGCCAACTCCCTCGCCCACTTGTAGATTTTTCCAAGCTTGAGGTCTTCACGTTCATCTCCTTTGTTAAAGCCATCAACTTTATCAAGCTGGTCAAAGATAATTAAACCTGGATTAACTTCTCTGAACAGTGTCTCAAGGTCACGCACATTGTTTAGGTCTTTGGTGACACGTATCTTATCCTTGTTACCACCCATCATTGTTGTGTAGTCAGCCATTGCTTTCTTAGAGTCAGCAATGATTGTTTTGCTTTCAACACCCAGTGCTGCTTGTACAATACGAAAGAACACAACAGAAGATTCTTCTTCGTTGTTGACCCATACGACTGGTCTGTCCTTTGGTAGTTGTTGTGCAAGATAGCTGACCTCGCTTGCTAAGAACGTTGTCTTGCCTACTTCAACACGAGCTGCGACAATAACAAAGTTGCCAGTGCGTAGAGGACCCAGACTACGATTAAGAGCATCCAATCTCCATTCGTAGCCAGAACTAGTAATGCGATCAGCAATAACACTAAGGTCAGCAGTAACAAAAAGCTCATCTTTTTCAATGTATCTCTCCACATCTTTCAATGCGTTGGTTGCAAGTATGTGAACGTGCTCTAGGTCACTCTCACCTTCCTTTACTTTCTCACACTCTTCCATAATTTGAGCTAAGTAATCTAGCTCGATGAGAGTCTTCACCACTTCTTCGTGTGCATGGTGTGGAACAAACGACCTAGCTTTAGTGAGCGTCATACGAAGCTTCACAATAGAATCATCAGTCAATCGTTTGCTCTGGTCTGCAATAAGGAATGCAGAAAAACTATCCCAACTAAAGTCAGTGACTCCTGGGAAAGTCTTGTAGTACTTATCCATCCCATCAAGGATAGTGTTTGTCTCTTTGACTACTACATGTGGCTTGATGTAGCGTCTGTACTTTGCTAAGTTCTCTTTGCTTTGACTGCAAAGATAGAGAACGTCATAGTCCATTTACTTCCTTTAGATAAGAATGCTTGCCAGCTCTGCTGGTGTACATTCCTTGGGTTCTTTATCGCAGCCATAAATGGCTATCATTGTTGTCGTTGGTAAAAAGTAGTTGAGTTTCTTGTATGCTTTCTTTGCTCCTTGTATTCCTGCTTCATCAGGGTCTAGCCAAATGACCACAGCTTCAAAGTTGAGGTCGTTTATCTGCATCAATGTCCTGTCGGATAAAGATGTTCTTAGTAACGCTACAGAGCTGAAGCCTGTGTTCTTGTGTACTCTGTATGCGCTGAGATAGTCTTCGGTTATTACTAGTGTTTTGCTTGCGATGTGGAACCAGCTTGGATCACCTTTGTAATCGTTGTTGCTGTAGTACGTTGTGTACTTGGGTGTAGCATTAGTAAGCAAGTTTCTTACCTGCCATCCCACATGCTCCCCTTGCGGGTTGCACAGTGTAAGAGCTACCTTTGATTGCTCACCTATAACACCGCTAAATAATTTGTCTTCAGGGTTGCAGTAGTTGTTGTGCAGCCACACCTTGCCCTCTGTTGTGAGTGTTGCAAGTATTGGTTTGCTGCTTCGCATTCCTGCTGGCGCAGTTGCTTTGTGTGTCCACGTAGATAGTCTTCCAGCATTGTCTTTGACAAAGCCAGACTCATTGCAGTGATGGCAATAAGCTAACAGACCTTTCTCTGTACGCTTGATGTACAACCTACGCTTCTTGTCTTCACCTGCTTCGCAGCCTGTGTGATTGACATGCACCTGCTCTCCATTGTTACTAGGAGCATTAGCCTGGATCAACTTACGATCAATCATCTAACTGTGTACCTTCTATTTTGACAGCAGTCCAACAAGCCATATCAATTATTATTTTTGTGTACTCCAGCAACTGTTGTGAAGTAAAAATAATCAGAGCAGTATCTCTAGGAGGATCAGGATTTGCTGTAGCTTGCATAAATGCAGCGTTCATTAACTCTTGTATTTGCATAGCTTTTCTTTAAAACGCAAAGTAAATAGCCCTCCTTAATGGGAAGGCTATATGGCTTTATGCTTTAAGACTCTTTGGTTCCGTAGACCTTACCAAACAATTCATCAGCGACTCTACGTTGTGTGTCATTGAGTTTGTTTAGATACACAAGAGCAAATGCTTTCTTCAGTGTGTTACCAGCAGAGACTTTCCTGCAGATACTAAACAAAGAACGTGGAGAGATAGTTAGATTGAACTGACTAGCTTTGTAGCCTTGGCGAATCAAGTTAGCAAGCTTAACCAATTCTTTAGCTGCCTTACCATTGATTGTGTCAGGCCACTTGTTTGTCAGCATTTTCTCTTCGATCAATGGATGCAGATAGTCAACAAACACTGCTGTACCAAAGCGATCTAGAGTTGCAGAGTTCTGAACGTTAGTACCTGCATGAGCACCTGTGTCATCACCTTGACCTTGAGTGTTACCAATAGCAACAATCCTGAAGTGTTCGTGAGGAATGATTTGTTTGTCCTTGGTACTACCTGGCATCTCCTTCAAGAAAAGCTTACCATTGTCTTCTAAGAGCCATTGCAGACCCATTGAAATCTCTGGTGGAGTTACGTCCCACTCGTCCCACGCAAACACAGCACCATACTTGACTGCTTCTGTGACTGCACCATCTACCCAGACTGTTGAACCATCTTTAGCTGTGAGTTGACCAAAGATCATTGATGAGTCCATATCACCAGTACAGTTGACACGAACAAATGGTCTAC